GGCAAGGTCTCCGATCTGGTGGTGGTGGACGAGCCGTGGGCGTTCGACCTGGTGCGCGGCCAGCAGCTGGATCAGGCGATCGTGCCGACGATGGCGACCCGCCCGAACGCCCAAACCTGGAAAGTGTCCACGGCCGGGGACGCCTCGTCCACGTGGTGGTTGGGGACGGTCGAGCTCGGAAGGGCGGCGGCCCGCACCGGCCGTACCAGCGGGGTGGCGTATTTCGAATGGTCGTGCCCCGACCGCCTGGATCCGGTCGACCCGCAATCTTGGCCTCTGTACCATCCGGCGTACGGGCGGACGATCGGCCCGGAGGCCATGACGGCGGCGTTGGACCAGTTCGGGCCGGACGAGTTCGCCCGGGCCTACGGGAACCGGTGGGTGTCCACGCTGGAGCGGGTTATCCCGCTGGCGGCGTGGCGGGCCGCCCTCGACGCCGACCAGGCCCTGCCCGAGCCGGGCCGGGTGGCGCTCGGCTTCGACGTGGCCGTCGACCGGTCCGACGCCGCGGTCGTGGCGGCCTGGCGGGACGACACCGGGGTAGCCCATGTGGAGGTGGCCGACCACCGGCCGGGTGTGGGCTGGCTGGTCGGCCGCCTCACCGAGCTGGTCGACCGGTGGCAGCCGAGGGCGGTGGTCTATGACGCGGCCGGGCCCGCCCTGGACGTGGCCGACGCCGCCGGCCGCGCCGGCTTGACGGTCGAGGGGTTGAAGGCCCGGGAGTATGCGGCGGCGTGTCTCGGCCTTCTCGAGGCGCTCATCGCCGATCCGCCCGGCCTGCGGTACCGGAACCATCCGGCCCTCGATTCGGCCGCCAATGATGCGACCCGGCGGGCGTTGGGGGACGCCTGGGCGTGGGGTCGCCGCCAATCGGCGGGGAGTCTGGCGGCGTTGACGGCGGCCACCGTCGCCGTGTGGGGTTGGGATCACGCCCCCGCCGCCCTGGGAGATTTCCGCATCTACTAGCCGCCAGCTACTCATGAGTAACCTGGGTGGGCGTGTCCATGGTTTGGTCCCGTCAGCCGGGCCCGTGGACTGTCGGCCGGCCGTCGATGGGGGCGCCATCTTTGCGGTTTAATCCGCCGGACGGCACGAACGCCATGGTCGGACCGTTCGTGTGGGACGCTACGTCGGCCCGCCAGATCCCGGCCGTGGCCCGCTGCCTGCAGATCTATTCTGGCCTGGTCCGGCAGATGAAAATGGACGTCTACCGCGGCGACCAGAAACTGCCCCGACCCCGGATCCTGGAGCGGCCCGACCCTCTCAACGCCGGATCGTGGCTGGTCGGGATTTCCGTCGAGGATTACTTGCTATCGGGAAATTCGGTCCTGCTGGTCACCTCGAGGGGTGTCGACGGGTGGCCGCTCACCGTCCAATATTTGCCCATCAACTACGTCTATATCGTGTGGATCCCCAGCCAGGCCCAGCCTGATTACTACTTTTACGGTCAGCCTTTGGCGACCGAGGACGTCATCCACGTGAAGCGGGGCGCGGACCGCTGGTTCGGCGCCGTCCGCGGTGTCGGGATCGTGGAGGAGGCCATGGGCACTTTGGATCGGGTGGCCATGGAAGAGGTGTACGAGTCGGCGACATTGGCCGGGGCGGCCGTGCCGTCGGTGGCGATCGTGGCCCCGCAGGCCACGTTGACCCAGGATGTGGCGGACGAGGCGGCCGCCAATTGGGATATCAAATATGGGGGCCCGAACCGGCGGCCGGCCATCCTCCCGAATGGGACGACGGTCATCCCGTTGGCCTGGAGTCCTACTGATACGCAGATGATCGAAGCCCGCCACATGTCGCTCACCGATGTTTGTAACGTTTTCAATCTCGATGGCTACTGGACCGGTGCTCCAGTAGCGGGGATGACCTACCGGACCGCCAGCCCGCAATACCAGCAGGTGCTGCGGACGTCGCTATCACCGGTTTTGGCCGATTTCGAGGACGTGTGGTCCTACTGCTGGTTGCCGAGGGGTCAGACGATCCGGTTCGACCGGGCCCAGCTGCTGGCCGACGATCTGACCGTCACGTCGAACGCCGCGGTGGCCGTCTACCAGGCCGGGATCTCCACTCTGGATGAGGCCCGGGCCACGGTGAACCTGTCGCCTACCGACGAGGACACCGGCCCACCAGCCCCGCCGCCGCCGGTCGTCGTGGCCCCACCCGCGGCCAACCAATCCATGCCTGAGGAGGTGCCGGCCAAATGACCGAACCCGAGCTCCGCGACTTCCAGACTGTCCTGCGGGAGACCCAGGCGGTCGGCCGGCCGTACAAGTACCTGGAGGGGCGGGCGGTGCCGTACGACGAGTGGGCGCCGGTCCGCACCCAGTTCGGCGGTTTCCTCGAGAGGCATCAGCACGGCTCGTTCAAACGGTCCACCAGCCCGGCCCGGCCGGCCGGCCAGCGGCTGCCGTTACTGCTGTTTCATGACAACCGTCAGTTTCCGATCGGTCACGCCGAGAGCTGGTCGCATCCGCAGGACGGTTTGCACGGGGTGTGGAAGTTGAACGAATCCCCGGAAGCGCAACGGGCCGGGCGGGCCGCCGAGACCGGGGATCTGGTCGGCTTGTCGGTCGGGTTCAACGATGCCGGCCCGCCGGCCTGGGAGGACGGCGACCCGTTCTCCGACGACCCGGACGAGCTGCCGCGTGTGACCCGCCTCCAATCCCGGCTGCTGGAGGTGAGCATGACGCCGACGCCGGCGTTCGCCGCCGCCGAGGTGACGATGGTCCGTTCGGCGTGGCGGCCGCCGACCCCGCAGCCCCGGGAGGTGGACCGCTGGCGGGTCATCGCCGACGAGTGGCGGGCCCGGGGACTACCCTCTGGTTAGCGACGCACGCGGCCGACCCCGCCCGTCCCCCGGCCACCGCCCGGGCCTCGAGCCTCCCGGTGGCCCCGGATGGGGCCCGTCGGGCAGCCCCGCCAGCTGACCCCCGACAAGTGTGGAGGCTTAAAAACATGAATCCTGTACTGGACCGTTTGCGCGCCCAGCGGGCCGAGCAGATGGCGGCCATGGACGCCGTCCTCGGCCAGGTGACCGACGACCGGGACTTGGTCGACGCCGAAAAGTCGTTGTTGACGGCCACGCAGCAGCGGTTGGGTGAGATCGACGCCCAGATCAAACCGTTGGCCGATTACGAGCAGATGCGCGCCGCCCATGAGGCCGCCTCGGCGGCCCTGCCGCAACCCCGGCCGCCGGACAGGTTGCCGGCCCAACCTCGACGGGCGGACGGCGGCGAACGCGACGTCCAGTACCGCACGGCCGGCGAGTTTTTGGCCGACTACGTCCGGGCTCGAGGCTACGTCGACCATCAGCCCGATCAGCAGGCCATGGCCCGGATATCGGCCTCTTATCAGGCCCGGGTGGTGGCCGACCAGAAGACCACCGACACTCCTGGCCTGCTCCCGACGCTGATTGTCGGCCAGGTCGTCGACCTGATCGACGCCAACCGGCCTTTGATCGGCTCGCTGGGCGGCGCCAAGGCCCTGGGGAACATCCCCGGTACGTCGTTCAACCGGCCGAAGATCACGCAGCACACCACGGTCGGCCAGCAGACCACCGGCGCCAACGAAAAAACGCAGCTGTCATCCCAGAAGATGACCATCAGCCCGGTGTCGTTCGCCAAGACCACGTACGGCGGCACCGTCGACATCTCGAGACAGGACATCGACTGGACCAGTCCGGGGGCGTGGGACATTCTGGTCCGGGATCTCGCCAACGTTTATGCGGTGCAAACCGAGACGGCCGCCGCCGCCGCTTTCAAGGCGGGCGCTACGGCCACCGCGGTGGTGGTGGCCACGAACGACCTGAAAGGCTGGACGCTCGCTATTTATACGGCGGCCATGCACGCCTACCAGGCCGGGTTCATGATGCCCGACCGGATCTGGTGCTCCCTCGACGTGTGGGCCGCTTTGGGTTCGCTGGTGGACGTGGCCCGCGTCGTTTTGCCGCAGGACACCGTGGCCGAGATGGGCGCGCCCGGCACGTCGACGATCGCCAGCATGCGCGGCGACCTTTTGGGCGTGCCCCGCATCGTGGTACCCACGTTCGTGGCCGGCACCTGCATTATCGGCAACAGCTCGATGTTCGAAGTGTACGAAGAGGTCATCGGCCTGCTGTCCGTGATCGAACCGTCGATCCTGGGTGTGCAGGTGGCCTACGGCGGTTATGTGGCGTTCGGGGCCCTGCAAGGCTCGGCGTTGGTGCCGTTGACGCCGCCGGCCGGCATGCCCACCATGGTCGAACTCGAAGAGCCGACCGAAGAAGAGCCCGCTGACACTGGTAAGGCCAAAAAGTAGGTACCGGTTGGCGTACGAGGTCGACGACTGCGGCAGTTGGGGGATCGTGTATTGCGGTGTCCCGGCTGACATGGCCACGATCCTGGGATTGCCGGGATCGTGGCCGATGGGCCAGCAGTCGACCGCGTTCGTCCGCCGCGACCAGTGGACCCACCTCCCGGCCGGCGGCCCGCCGGTGGCCGGTTACACGTCGTGGTGGGACGCCACCCAGATCGGTGTCGCCGACGGTGCCGCCCTGTCCGCCTGGAACGATCTGGCCGGCACCAACCATCTGGCCCAGGCCACCGGCGCCAACCAGCCGACATTCGTGAAGTCGGGGGCCAACCAGATCAACGGCCACCCGTGCGTACGTTTCAACGGCACCAGCCACTATATGGCCACCGCGGGTCCGTCTATTTCTCAGCCTTATTCGATATTCGTTATCGCCCGACCGGAGGGCTCCGCAGTTAGCTGTGCAGTAGGAACCGTCAACTATACGGCCGTGCTGGTACAAACCCCCATGACGTGGGAGATCTATAACAGCACCAACCTGGACGCCCCGGCGAACTCTGCCAGCGTGGGACGAGCCGATATGGTTATCGCCCAGTTCGTCGGGGCCAGTTCGGCTCTCACCGTTAACGGTGCTGCCACTGTGACCGGCCCCATAGGCACTGTCGCCGCCAACGGAGCGATTGTCGGGGCGAACAGCAGTAGCGCCGCACCACCTTTGGCGCCTTCAACGTACTGGCTGGGCGGTATCGGCGAAATCCTGTTGTACCCGTCCCTGCTCAGCCCGGCCCAGATCTCATCATTGCACGGGTACGCCCAATCGAAATGGGGGACACCCTGATGGCCTGGACGCTTGCTACCGCCGGCTCGTGGGGTGTGGCCACCTCGAGCGCCCCGGCCACCGACCTGGCCGCGGTCATGGCGTTGCCGGGCTCGTGGTTGTATGACACCCACCCGGCCGCCGGCGGCAGCCAGCGGGTGTTTGTTCGCAAAGACCAGTGGGGCAGCCTGCTGGCCACCCCCAACGTCGATCTCATCAACCCGAACTACGGGACCTCGACCGGGGGTACCCCGGTCACCATTTCCGGCGAGGGGTTGACCGGGTCAACCGGGGTCACGTTCGGCGGTACCGCCGGCACCGCCTTCACGGTCGCTTCTGATGCGCTGATCCGAGTGACCACCCCGGCGCACGCCACCGGCACCGTGGCGGTCGTGGTCGCCAACCCCCGTGGCAACGTCACCGTCTCCAACGGGTACACGTACTCGTAATGGCGTACTGGCCGAAACTGCCCGAGGTCCGCTCCTTGTTGCGCCTCCAGCCGGATCCGACCGAGGACGGCATTATCACCACCGCCCTGGCCGCCGCTATCGACTACGGCAACCGCCGTCTCAATTACAAGTATCCGATCCCGCCATCGGATAACGGCACGTTGCCGGATGTCGCCCACGAGGCTTGTCTGTTTCATGCTGCCCGCCTCTACCGGCGCCGGGACAGTATCGACGGCACGCTCGGGTTCGGGGATCTGGGCGTCGTCCGGGTGGGCCGGGTGGACGCCGACATCGAATCGTTGTACTCGAGCGTCGGACCTTTGGTGTTCGGCTGATGTCCTGGAACCGCACCAGCGCGGCGGCCGCCATCACTACCGCCCTGCAGGCCACGCTGGGGGAGACGGCGTGGGTGTACGAGCGGCCGCCGGGCACGGTGAACCCGCCCGCCGTTATCGTGGGCCGGCCCACCGAGGTCCGCTACAGCATCCCGGCGTTCGGTATCGACGAGGCCACCCTGCCGGTCATCTGTGCCGGCCCGCACGACGGCGACGACCTAGTCGACAGCCTGGTCGGCCAGGTCCGCGCCAGCTTTCCGGATCCCACCCTGGGCGGGGTGGTGCAGGCGTGCTGGCCGGTCGACGAGCGGGCCTGGCGGCAGGCGTCGATCGCCGGGGTCGACGTCCTGCTGGCCGACGTCACCCTGACCGTACAAATGTAAGGAGCAGCCCCATGTCAGTTATCGAAGCCGAAAACGGCCCGCCCGAAGTCTCGTTGACCGCCACCGGCGACCCGGTCCCACCGACCGCGACGCCGCTCATCCTGAACGACGGCTATTTCGAGTTGACCGGCGTCAATCTGCGGTGTTTGACCAAACATCTCGAGGTCAGCCCTGAGAACAAACCGGTGACGGTAACCAGTTTTTGTGCTGAGACCGACTACCCGGGCGTGGTGAAATGGCATTTGCGGGCCACTCTGTACCAGTCGTTCGATTCGGGGGCCACGTTCGCCACCCTGAACGCCGCGTTGACGGCCTATAACGCGTCGGGGACGCCGGCCAATTTCAAGGCCCGCCCCTACAGCTCGAGGGTGGCGTCGGCCACCAACCCGATCATCTCCGGGTTTGCTATCCCTATGCCGTTCGACCTGCTGATCGGCGACGCCGGCACCGCCAGCGAGGTCCCGATCGACTGGAACCTGACCGCGCCGCCCACCATCGACAACGGCGCCGTCACGGCGACGGGGGCGACGGCCGGCACGCCCGGCTTTTACTCGCCGTCGGGGGCGACCGTGCCCGCCAACCTGGCTGCCCTGACCGGGATCACGGCCACGCCGGCGACGGCGTGGGCGACCGGCCAGTACTGCATAACGGCAGATCTGTTAGCCGCCCACTGGTCGGGTAGCGCCTGGGTTGCAGGCAAGGCTTAAAAATGGCGGCACCGCTCGTCCAGGTCGTCGGTTTGAAAGCGTTCCAGCGGGATTTGAAGAAACTGTCCGACCCGGCCGCCGGCGACCTGTCGAAAGTGTTGGTGCAGGCCGGCCGGGACGCCCTGACACCGATCGCCTACCAGGTCCGTGACGCCTACCCGGCCATAACCGGCACCCTGCGCTCCACCGTGCGCATCACGTCCTCGAGGACGGGGGCGGCGATCCGGGTCGGCTCCAAAAAGGTGCCGTACGCCGGGCCGGTCGATTTCGGCGGCTACCCGCAGGGCCGCCCGTTCTACAAGGACGGCCGCTACCTGTACCCGACGGCCAAACCGTTGGCCGGTGTGGCGCAACGCCTGTACGAACGGGACATCACCGAGGCGTTGAACGATTACGGCTGGACGAACACCACCACCGACCCGGGAGCCGTGCATGACTAACGACGCCGACCAGCCTTTGCCCGATCTGATAACGGCGTCTCAGGCGTTTATCGCCCGTCTCCCGTCGCAAAGGGTGATCGACCTGTTGGCCCGCCTCGAACCCGGGATCAAGTTCGGGGAGCTGATCGAAGCCCAACCGCCCCGCATGATCGCCTTCCGGGTCCTGTTGCGCGACTACCCCGACCGGGATGCGGCGTCCTTGTGGTTGCACGCCTACGACTGCGAGGTGGCTTTGACCGAACCGGACCCTACCAACGGGAGCGCGCCCGCGCCCTCGCCGTTTTCTGCGCCTACTACAAGCTGAGCCCGACGGTGGCCGAAGACCTCGACGACGAGCTCTGGCAGGCCATGGTCGACGTGATGGTCCGCGAAGCCGACCACATCCGGGCCCAAACCGCCAAACTCCCCAAAAGGTAGACGGTGGCGAACAGCCCGTCGATCATGGTCCGGGTCCTCGGCGACCTGACCGGCCTCAACAAAGCCTTCCAGGATGCGACCACCAAAGGCCAGAAGGCGGCCGGGACGTTACATACGGCCCTGTCCGGCACCCTGTCCGCTTTGAACCAGACCGGCGTGCTCGGGCCGTTCGCCGACGCCCTGGCCGGTGTCGACCAGTCCCTGGCCACCATCGGCGATCACGCCAAAAAGTTGGGGCCGACCATGCTCGGTGTCGGCGGCGCCCTGGCCGGTGTCGGCGCCGGCTTGACCGCCATCGGCTCCAAAGACGAGGCGGCGCACAAGCAATTGCAGGCCGCCGTCGAAGCGACCGGCAAAAGCTACGACGATTACGCCGGCCAGGTCGAAAAGGCCATCAAATCCCAGGAAAAATTTGGGCACACCGCCAGCGACACTTCCGACGCCTTACGGATCCTGACCACCGCCACCGGCGACCCGGCCAAAGCCCTCCAATATCTGGGTACCGCCTCCGATCTGGCCGCGGCGAAACACGAATCGCTGTCTACCGCGGCCAGCCAGCTCGGCAAGGTCTACAACGGCAGCACCCGCCTGCTAAAAGAGTTCGGGGTCGAAGCGGGCACCAAGGCCACCACCGCCACCAAAGCGCTCGAGGCGGCCACCAAAGCGGCGGCTACCGCCGACCAGACCGCGGCCACCGCCAAACAGCGTCTCGCCGACCTGGAAGCGATAGACGCCGGCAAAAAACATTTGACGACCGCCGAAGCGATCGCTTTGCGGGACGCCGAAACGAAGGTGACCGACACCGCCGCCGCGGCCGCCGCCGCCCACCAGAAACTCGCTACCGCGCACGACACGGCCGGTAAGGCCGCCAACAGCCAGGGGTCGGTCATGGCCGCCCTGGCCACCAAATTGCACGGGCAGGCCTCCGCCGCGGCCGACACGTTCGGCGGGAAACTGGCCGCTTTGAAAGCCAAAATCGAGGATGCGGCCGCCAGTTTCGGCCAAAAATACGGGCCGGCCATCACTGCCGCCGGGTCGGTGACCGCCGGTCTCGGCGGGGCGGTCACCGCCGCCAACGGTATCTCCCAGATTTTCGCCAAAACCCAGAAAGACGTTTCGGCCGCCACCAAAGAGGCGGCTGCCGCCGCCGAAAGCGGGCAGCTGGCGTTCAAGGGTCTGGGGGTGGCCGAAGACGAAGCCACCGCCGGCGGGCTGGGCCTGATCGCCACTATCGGCCTGGTCGTGTTGGCTATCGCCGCCCTCGGTGTGGCCGCCTATCTGATCTACCGCAACTGGTCGACTATCTGGCCGGCCATGAAACAAGCCGTAGTCGACGTGTTCGACTGGATCAAGAACAACTGGCCGATCGTCCTCGGCATTCTCACCGGCGGGCTCGGTCTGGCCGTCGGCGAGATCATCCAGCACTGGAACACCATCCTCAACTTCCTGGAAGGCGTACCCGGCAAGATCGCCCATCTCGCCGCCGGCATGTGGAACGGGATCGCCAACGCTTTCGTGGATGTCATCAACTTTGTTATCCGCATCTGGAACGACCTGCATTTCAAGATCCCGTCGGTCGGGTTCGGCCCGTTCCGGACACCCAGTTTCACGCTCGGCCTGCCCCACATTCCCGACGTCCCCCACCTCGCCGCCGGCGGCCTGATCACCCGCGACGGTCTCGTTTACGCCCACGCCGGCGAAGCGATCAGCCCAGCCCGCGCCGGGCCGGCGATCGTCATCAACGACGCCCACTTCTCGTCGGATGTCGATATAGAGCTGTTCTTGCGGCGGGCGGCGTGGACCATCCAAACCCAGAAAATATGAGGTACCTGTATGGCTGACAATATCGCGGCCGGGGTGGCGAACAGTTTTCTCGCCGCGCTTCTCAACAGCGGCTCGTTCAGCGGGTATTCGCCGTACGTGCAACTCCACGTTGGCGCGCCCGGGGCGGCCGGCACCGCGAACCCGGCCGGCAACACCGTCCGACAGGCGGCGGGCGCGTTCGCCGCCCCGTCGGGCGGGTCGACGACCAATTCGGCGGCGATCAACTGGACCAGCGTCAGCACGTCAGAAACGTATTCGCACGTGTCGTTGTGGTCGGCGAGCACGGCCGGCACGTTCATCGCCTCCGGGTCGATCAGCGCCGCGGCCATCCTGGCCGGCCAAAACTTTCAGATCCCGGCGGGCGGCATGTCCGTCAGCCTCCCCGTCGCCTCCTAATGGCCCCGCCGGTCGCCGGCTATATCGGCTGGTGGGACGCTTCGGCCATCACCAGCCCGCCCGCCGACGGCGGCGCCCTGTCCACCTGGAACGACCTGTCCGGCCACGGCGTCAACCTCACCGCGGCCGGGTCGCCCCCCACCTACTACTCGAGCACCACCGCCAAGCTGATAAACGGCCACCCGGCGGTGTGGTTCACGCCTTCCACCCCGATGCAGAACACCGCCGGCATCACCCAGGCCCAGCCGTTCACCTGGTACGTCGTCGCCCAGAACACCGTGGCCTCGCCGTCCACCGTCTACGACCTGCTCTACGCCGCCGGCGGCGCCGCCGTCAGCATGGCCATCTACTCCGGGTCGGAGCAGTTCGGCATCTTCGGCGGGACCAGCACCCTCCTCGACGGCGCCGGCGACACCGCCGTCCACGTCATCTACGGCCTGTTCAACGGGGCGTCGTCCCATGTCCGCGTCGACGCCGCCGACACCGCCGGCAGCCCCGGCAGCACCGGCATGTCCGGCTCGTTCACGGTAGGAGCCTCGGGTAGCAGCACGTTCGGCTGGTCCGGGCCTATCTGCGAGGTGATCGTCTACCCCTCCGCGGTCACCGGCGCCAACGACACGTCCATCTACAACTATCTGCACAGTAAATGGTTCGCGTCGCCCACCGTCACCGGTACCGCCACGGTAACGGTCGGCCCGCTCATCGTGGCCTCGACGCCGGGCACGATCGGCGCCTGTCTGCGCAAAGCGTGGCTCACCTTGGGCAGCCTGGACGTGTCCCTGGAGGACCCGACGCAAGGCTATTTTTGTACCCAGCTCGACCTGGGCTACCCGACCGTACGCCAGGTCGTTAGCGACAACCCGGACCGGGACGGCGCCCAGGATCGCACCCAATATCTGGGCCCGCGGGTGGTGTCGGCGAATATCACCACCCTGGCCGGTGCCGGCGGCCGTATCGACCAGATCGCCTCGATGTTCGCCCCGTTCATGCTCCCATCCAGCCGGCCGACACTCCACTATGTCCTGGACCGGCCCGGCCTGCCGGAACGAACCCTGACCCTGCGGGCGTCCGGCTACGCCTGGCCGGTCAGCGGCCCCTACCAGCGGGACATCCAGCTGCAATGGGTGGCCGCCGACCCGGTCGCCCGCGACCCCAACCTGCGAACCGTGACCGCCATCACCCTCAGCCCGGCCAGCATTCTGACCCCCGGTGACGTACCGGTGCGCCCGGTGTTCCGTGTGACCGGTCCTATCACCGCCCCAGCCGTCCTGCTGACCGGCAGCGACCCGCCCTACCCGACCTGGACGCTGGCGTTCCTGGCCGGCTTCACTATCGCCGCCGGCCATTTCGTCGAGGTCGACACCGAGGCCAGAACGGTGCTGCTCGACGGCAACCCGTCCAAACCTCGCCTGGCGTCGATGGACTGGACGGTGTCGTCGTGGCAGTGGATCGCCCCGTACACGCCGACACAGATGAGCCTGACGGGCACGGGCGCTAGCTCACCGACACGAGTCGACGCGTTCTGGCAGGACGGCTACCTGAACTGAGCCATGGCAAACATTTACGCCAGCGGCAGCACCCACCCTTACGTCTCGGTCGTCGACAGCACCACCTCGACGGTCATCACCACACTGATCCCGGCCTTTACGGCCCTGGCGGTGGCCGTCTCGCCGGACGGCAACTGGCTGGCCTTCGCGTCGGGCCTCCCCCAGGTGCAGTTCGCGCCCACCGCCGCACCGCACTCGTACGGCCCGGCCATCACCACCGGCCTGACCGGCGTCGCCGCGCTGGTGTGGGCCCATGACAGTTCGCTGGTGTACTGCGTCGGCCCCTTCGGGGTGCAGACCTGCACCCCCGGCGGGGCGCTGGGCACGGTCGGCGTCGTCAGCGACGCCAGCGGGAGTGTCACCCAGGCCGCGCTCTCGCCGGACGGCTCCCACCTGTATGTGGGTGCGGCCACCAAGGTGTACGAGCTGACGACCAGCCTGTACGCCTTCACGAACACCTATTCCGGTCTGGCCGGCGTCAAGGGTATGGCCATCTCGCCTGACGGGCACACCCTCTACGTGTCCGACTACCGGTCGCCGGCCGGAACGATCTACGCCATCAACACCGCCACCGGGGCGATGACCACCGAAGGCGCCAACAACAACCCTGGTTGCCTGCTGGTCTCGCCGGACGGTTCCAGGTTGTGGTGCGCCGAGAACGGCAGCGGGCTCGTGCAAGTATTCGACGCCGGCAGTCTGGCCGTGCTGCAGACGATCACCGCCCCCAGCGCTTACGCCATAGCGTTCTCGACTGACGGTTCACAGGTATGGGTCGGCAGCTCGGACGGCACCGCCATCCCGGTCCTGTTCCCCATCGACACGACCACCTATACGGCCGGCCCGGGCGTCACCGATTTCGGCGGCTACTTCCTGCAGGTCGTCGCCGTGGCCGCCACCGTGCCCCCGCCGGGACCGTCAACCCCTTCCGGTCACGCCACCGTCACTGCCGGCCCTCTCGTTGTCACCGCCACCTCGACGGCCACCGCGACCGGCATCACCGGCACCGCCGTACTGAACATCGGCCCGCTGGTCGTCCGGGCTGCCGATGTTATCGCCACCCGGTTGGGCACCGCCCTCGTCGCGCTCGGCCCGCTTATTATCGCCGGGGTCGGCGCCCGGCCCGGCCCGGGCGGCTTCCCGATACCCGGCTACCGGGGCCGCTGGCGGCTCACCCTCCACACCCGGACGTTCGCGCCGGCCACCCTCAATTCGACGTTGATCGCCGAGCTGGCCGACGCCCGGGGCCGCCAGCTCGTCCAGGCCTGGGGGACGCCGGCCGTTTTGACGTTCAGCATGGACGGCCACGCCCAGGCCGCCGCCCTGATCGAAGAGCTCGAGCATGACGTGGTGGCCTGGCGGTTCGACGACCGGACCGGCCTCGAGGTGGCCGTCTTCCGGGGCCCGATCACCGCCTCCCAGGACCAGCTGACCACCGAGTCCCACACCGTCACCTACACCTGCCAGGACTACGCCGCCGTCCTGTCCCGCCGCCTTTTGACCACCACTTATACGGTCACGGCCCGCGATCAGGACCTGATCGCCGGCGACCTCCTGGCCGCCGGCTCGACCGCCTCAAGCTCGTCGGGCACGTCGTTCAGCCCGGCGTCCTATGTGCCGGTCACCCTGGCCACCGTCAACCCGGACGGCACCACCCGCGGCCTGTCCACCCGCACCCGGGACCGCACCTACTACGGCTCCCAGAACGTCTACGACGCCCTCGACAACCTGGCCAAGATCATCGACGGGTTCGACTGGGACGTACAGCCCTCCGCGGTGAACACCACCGACAGCCTCCGCATCTTCTACCCGGCCCAGGGCGTCACCCGCACCGACATCGCCTTACAGTACGGATCGACCGTCGCCACCGTCACCCGCAGCCTCAGCAGCGCCGACTACGCCAACTACGTCCGGGTCCTCGGCAACAACACCAGCGCCAACCCCACCCCCCAGTTTTTCGCCGAGGACTGGAACACCCAGGCCACCGCCACCACCCCCATCCCGGTCGGACTGTGGATGACCGACGACACCAGCCAGACCTCCGTCACCGTCCAATCCACTTTGGACGAGAAAGCGTCCGGCGACCTCGCCCTCGACGCCAACCTGACCCCCCAATACACGCTAGGTCTCACCCCCGGCTGGTACACGTGGGGCAACCCCAACATGGGCGACACCGTCCCCCTCATCGTCCAATCCGGCCGCCTCGACGACTACTACACGCCCGGCGTCCGCGTCCTCGGTATCACCTACCAGATCGGCGACGACGGCCAGGAAGACGTCACCCTGACCGTGTCCCGCCCCGCCCAGACGTTGGGCGGCCTCCTGGCCGACAGCGACCGCGACCTTAAAGCCCTGACCCGCAGATAGGAGCACCAACCATGTCCGACCTGCCCCCCGACCCCGACGATTCGACGGAATGGCCCGACCCGTCCGACGACCCCGACATCGAACCGTCCCATAACCCGGCCGAAACAGATGCCGCCTCTTAAACGGGTTCCCATCCCGTCGCCCAACTATTCGAGCCGGGGCGGGACGGGCGTCCGGCTGATCGTCCTGCACACCGCCGAAGGCGCCCTCACCTACCAGTCGCTCGGCAGCTTTTTCGCCAACCCGGCCTCCGGTGTCAGCTCGCACACCGGCATCGACGACCAGGCCGGCGTCATCGGCGAATACGTCCGCCGCGACTACAAAGCCTGGACCGCCGCCAACGCCAACCCCTACGCCGTGCAAACCGAGCTGTGCGCCTTCGCCGAATGGGACCCGGCCGAATGGGACCGCCACCCCAACATGCTCAACAACTGCGCCGCCTGGATCGCCGAAGAGGCCGCCGCCTTTAACATCCCCATCACCCGGCTGTCCGCGGCTCAGGCCCAGTCCGGTGCGGCCGGCGTCTGCCAGCACGTCGACCTCGGCTCGATGGGCGGCGGCCACTGGGACTGCGGGCCCGGGTTCCCCATGGACCGGGTGCTACAAATGGCCGGTAGCGGTGTGCCGGCGTCACCCGTTCCCCTACCGCCTACGGGCGCCGGCGCGCCGCCCTGGCCGGGCCGCTACTTCGAGCTGGTCGACCCGTTGATGACCGGCGCCGACATCGCCCAATGGCAAACCCAGATGGCCGTCCGGGGCTGGCAGCTGGCCGCCGACGGCTGGTACGGCTCCCAGTCCGAAGCCGTCTGCGTCCAGTTCCAGGACGAAAAAGGATTGACCGTCGACGGTGTCGTCGGCCCCGACACCTGGGCGGCCGCCTGGACCGCGCCCGTAACCTGAACCCATGCCCTGGCGGGTCAAGCGCATCTGGCTGGAGATCCTGTGCGGCGTCGCCGCCCTCACTATCGCCATCGTCGTCCTGGTCCTGAACCGGGACACCTCGTCGGACCTGCTGGCCGTCCTCGGCCTGGTCGGCGGTGTCGCCATCATCATCAACACCCTGCCCGCCAACGGCAACGGCACCCCCTGAAACCCGACCGGGACCGCACCACGGTCCTCCTGGCCTGGCTGCTCATCGCCGTCTCCGTCCTCCTGCTGGTGGAGCTGGTCTGGCTGGCCGTCAAGCTGTTCGGGTAGGACATGGGTGTGGACGACACCCAGACCGTGGTCCTACTGATAGAGGTCGGCGTGATAGCGCTGGCCGCCCTTTTGCGGATATTGGGCCAGCGGGGCTGACCGGCGGGCGGCCTTCTTCTCCAGGTACGTCCAGCGGACGATCCGGCCGACCATGAAGCAGAACCAGCCCCAGGCGACCAGCCAGACCAGCCCGGCGAAGGCCAGCAGGTACAGCGCGGCAGTGTAGTGGTGATGTGTTGTCGTTGTCATTGTTGCCCCTTCAGAGTTGTTGTTTGAAAAGCTATGTGGTCGTACCGATAATGCTTACTATCGGCACTTCAGCCGGCCCGGTTGAGCCCGGCCCGGATAATCCGGTCATCACCTGACCGCAAATAGCGGTCGGTGGTGGCCACGTTGCGGTGACCGAGAAACGTTTGTACGGCTTTCGGGTCGCGGCACGCCTCGTATAGGTCGCTTGCCGCCGTGTGGCGCAAAGCGTGGGCGGAGACCCCGTCGTACGGGCCGCCCTTCAAACCGGCCTGCTCGAGCCAGCCCCTGACCCGGCGGGACAGCCGGGACGGCTGCCAGCCGACCACCAGGCCCGAAGTACGGCTGCCGACATGGCGGGCCAGCAGCTCGCCGACCCGGTCACCGACCGCGATAACCCTCTCGTTGTCGCCCTTGCCCCGAACGGTGATCCGCCCCAGACGGCGATCCCAGTCCTCTACCGCCAGCCGGGACACTTCCACGCACCGCAGGCCCTGCCAGGCCATCAGCTCGACGATCACCCGGGCCTCCAGGTCCGGCAGCACCAGCCGCAGGCGGGCCATCTGGGCGCTGGAGAGTGCTCGCGGTTCGAGACGGGGCTCCCGGACCCGGCCGGCCGACCGGCACGGATCCTGCTCGAGCAGATCCCACTCCAGACACCACCGGCAGAACACTTTCACGGTCGACAGGTACGCCCGCCGGGATGCCGGCCGCTGCCCGCCGATAGACGTCTGCCAGGCCCGGATGTGCTCCCGGTCCAGCCGGTCGATCTCCACACCGGCACAGCAGCGGGCTAGCCCGCCGAGACGCCACCGCAGCTGGGCTGCGGTGCGGGCCCCGATCTCACCCCTCGCGCGGCGGTCGTTCACGTACACGTCGATGGCTTCAGACACCAGCATTCGGGATCCTCCCCGTGCGTGTCTCCACCCGGATCGGGAAACTTAACCGGACTCACTTATCCCCCGTCCCCGAACTGTCGATATGGGCTAGTACGACATCAACGGCGACCCTCGCCTCGTCGTACCAGTCGTCAGGGCTATAGAGCTTGCGGTGCAAGCCTTCTCGCTCTACCTGGTCTTGGTAGATGGCCTCAGCCACCATGCCGATAAGTGTCTCTCTGTCGGCGTTAGGGGTCACGTTGACCTCCGGGGTCGCGAATACCGTTCGGTAGACGTCACGATGCCGCCTCCACGATCTGCCGACCGACATATTCGGCGACCTGGGGGACTACGGCGTTGCCGAGGGCTCTAAGTCGGTCCACCCGGTGGGGAATCCCATGAGCCACTCGACCCATGTCGGGTTCAGATTCCCACCAACCTGCACCGTCAGCGGCTCCCCACCCTGGGCGTTGGGCGAGCGTTGCGCCCCCAAAAACGTCCGGGCATCTCGCCTGATCGGAGTCGGCCACATCCTCGCCGCTATTGCTTCGAACAGATTGCCGTACCGTCTCCCGCGATTGCCCATGCCCGGTGAGATCAGTACGTCTCGGTCCTCCCGCGCCAAACCGCTTGGTGTCGGCCACAGGTTGCGATGTGCTGGCCATTTCTGCATCGAGGGGGCGAGCATGTTCCCGGTCTCGGTCGGTGTCGGAAGCGTGGGCGACGACGAAGATGCGGTAGCGGAGGTGCGGGGCACCAACGGCTGCCGCTGGTAGGCACTCCCATTCCAGGTCGTACCCGAGGGCGGCCAGGTCGGCGGCAACCTGTCCGAATCCGAGAGTAAGGATTCCTGGGACGTTTTCCAGCAGGACCCATCCGGGTCGTAGTACGCGAAGGCATGTGGCGAAGTGCGGCCAGAGGTGTCGGGGGTCGTCTTCGCCTCGTCGGGCGCCGGCGAAGCTGAACGGCTGGCAGGGGTATCCGCCGCAAACAAGGTCGGGTCGTTCAACGCGGCTCCAGTCGATTTGAGTGATGTCGCCAAGGTTGGGGACGTGCGGATAGTGCTTCTCTAGCACTCGGCAGCAGTACGGTTCGATCTCTGATTGCCACACGACCCGCATGCCGGCTCGTTCGAGGCCGAGGTCGAGTCCGGCGATCCCGGTGAACAGGCTGCCGACCGTCAGCGGCGGGCTCATGCCGCCACCGGCCGATACCATTTGGTAGACGCGGGCGCCAGCGGACCGCCCCACAACAGCCACTCCCGGTCCACCCCGGTCGCCTCGACAATCCGGGCCACCACCCGGGGCAGGCCCCGCGGCTCGCTCTCGCCCCGCTCCCACTTCCCCCACGTCGGCGGCCGGATCCCGGTCTGCTCACAAATGTCGTCCACCGACACGTCCAGGTCGAACCGCAAGATCCGTAGTCTCATCCCGAACGTGTCTTCCGGCACCCATGCATCCATGCGGGCTACTCCTCGTCGTGACCGTGGCCGGCCAGATCGTTGCGGACGTCGGCGATGGCGTCCACCAGGGTGTCGATGCGGCCGGCCAGCTGGTCGAGACGAGTGTGGATACCGTCGATACGGCTACCCAGGATGTCGCCCAGACGCTCGACGCGATCATCGATCCGGTCGAGACGGGCCAGCAGGTCAGTGAAGGTGGGCTCCGGGCTCATGGGTTGCGATAGTAATAGGTTTGCATAGGTTTCGCAAGTCGCCTCCGAAAGCGTGGTAAGTGTTGCAAACAAAGTAGCGAACCGCTACTTTATGCGGAATGCTTACCGATGAGAGCGACCGGCAGGTTTTGCGGCCCGCCCAGGTCGCCCGCCGCTTCCAAGTTTCTGTGGTCACCGTCGGCAAATGGGCCGACGAAGGTTTGATTCCCAGCTTCCGCACCCCTGGCGGCCAGCGCCGTTTCTACCAGGACGAGATCGACGACTACATCCGCAGTCAGCCGTCCCGGGCCTCGTGACCACCACCCCGGACATTGTCCGGCCCGGTCCCATGTCACAGCAGTGGCGGCAGCTGGCCGAACAGCTCGCCCCCGACGCCACCCCGTTCGAGCTGGACTACGCCCGCCAGGTGGCCAACACCCTCGAAGTGTCGCTGTTCACCAACCCGCCCGAAATGGTCATCATCGGCCGGTACGACAAGCGGGTGGGCCGGGTCGTCCACCGCCCCCAGGTCACCATCGACGGCCGCCTGGCCTTAGCGGTCCGTACCGGCCGGATCGTCGGCCTCGAAGGCCCGCATTTCACCGGGCCCCGCGAACTGTGGACGAACGACCACGGCGAGCGGATCTGGGTGGACATGTGGGACTGCAGGGACGAAGGCGCCTACCCGCGCGCCGCCCGCTACCTGATCCACGTCGCCGGCTGGACGTTCCCGGCCAACGGCACCGCCCCCTGGCTCGAGTTCTGCCAGCGCGGCAAAGACGGCCGGCTGCTCGAAATGTGGGCCCGCATGCCGACCACCATGCTCGCCAAAACCGCCCTCTCCCTCGGCCTCAGACGGTCCGGGATCGAAAAACTCCCCGCTGATATTCCCGTCGACTACGAAGGCGACGGGCCCGTTCTCGCCGAACCGCCCGTCGGCGAGACCCCCGACCCGGCCGCTGTGGACACACTGCCCGTTCCCGGCCGGGTCGGGCCCACCGAGCACGTCCTGGTCGGCGCCTCGAGGCGGGACGGCGTCCTCCAATGCTCGTGCGGCGACACGTTCGGCACGGCCTGGGCGTTCAACGTCCACAAGAAAGACATGCGGGGCGAACCGCCCGACGACGTCTACGACTCGAGCCCTGAGGCGACCGGCTACGACGACGACCTCCAGCCCACCAGCTACGAAGACCCCGAGGACGATGATCCGGGCCGGCCGTTCGGCAATGACTAAACGCTGGCAGCCCACCAAACTCGCCCAGCAGGCCGCCTGGCACCGATCCCACGGCCACGACGACATCGCCGAACGCCTCGAAACCTGGCTGACCCGCGACAAACGGTGCAAACGGTGCGGCCGGCCACTCACCGACCCCGAAAGCCTCGAGCGAGGCGTCGGCCCGGACTGTGCGGCCAAATGACCCGCCACCGGCTGGTTTGGCGCTGGCGCAGGTGGCGGGCCGCCCACTACGAATGGGCCGCCTGGCTCAACTATTACCGCTGGCCCGACCCCGCCAACCGGGACCGCCTCGAGCAGGCCCGCAAATATTTGCGCCGGATCACCCTCGACAAACCATGGTGACCACGCGGAACCGGCCCCGGTGTCTAAGCGCGGGGCCGGTCCAGGAGGTAGCAGCCGGGACTGGGGAGTTCGGGCCGCAACACGACAC